CGTACTTTTCGTACTCCATTCCAAACAATGCGTTAAGTCCGGGTAGGAGTTCTTTTAACATTTGTGCTCTTGAAATAGCCATATTTTATTCTCCTATATTAAACGCCTGTTGTATTAGTTAATTGATGTCCTGCGTTAAAGACAACAATTACATCTGTGAATGAATCGCCAACTGCACTATCGGGTCCTTCTACGAACTCAATAATTTTAACTGGCAAAGTATTGGTTGTTGCAATCGTACTGCCATCAACAGCATTTTTGCTTCGACCTATACTTGTACTACCTGCTGTTTGAACGACAGCAGCATTATTTCCTAACCCTGTTTGTGCAATCGATTGGTCGCTTTGCATTTTCATTTCAACAAAAGGGTCATCAACAACATACGCACTTATATCACTTGCACTTGTAGATGCTGGATATGTTTGTGAGAATGTTTTTTGATTTGTATTTGGGTCAGTGTATGAAACACCTACAAATACTCCTACTGGAGTACAAGCTGTAGTTCCTGTGTCTTTTTCGACAGTACCAGAACTAACTAACTTTACAAAATCTCCGTAGAATATAGCGGTACCATAACCGGAAGCTATCTTATAATGTCTAACTTTTCCTGTAAAAGAGCCATTAGAGCTAAGACAACCTACTGGTTCTGCACCCATTGGGGTAGCTGAAGCAGCCATATTATTCTCCTAAAATTTTTAAAAGATGGCTTTTAGCTAAATTATTATTTAGTTATTTGCCGCCAAATGTAGTCCTCGTTTTGCGGTCTGGTTGTAACAGTGGCATACGAGGGTCATTTTCTTTTAAATAGTTATTATCTACGGCGTCCATTTGTTCTTTAGCAACTTTTCTGTAGTATTCATCTCTTTGTTCCATTAACTCTCTAGGAGCTTTACAAAGCAATAAACCACCTACTTCCATGTTACCTTTATCAGCCCATTCAGAATCCACATCACAAACTAAATGTAATTCAGGGTGGTCTTCTGCTCTCACAGGTTCCCAACCTTCTCTAAATTTAGAACTAACATTAACATTATTAGGTTGCCCTAATATTGATGTAGCTATCCACCTAAATACCCAGCCATCTTGCGGTGTTGGGTTAGGTAGTTTTGATTGTGGTTCCCAAGATTGAGCTCTTGATTGAACTTCTCTGGTTTCCGTTTCTCTTGCAGCTCTTGAATCTTCTTCGATTACTTTTTCATTATCAGCCATTCTGTACCTCCTTGGCAACTTGTTTGGCATATTGTTCTGGTGTTAAACCCAAACGCCTTGCGAGAGCAACTTGGGTTCCTGTCAACTGTACTTTGCGGGGCATAGCACCATTATTTCTTGTTGCTGGTGCTACGACAGCCGAAGGTTTTTTGGAAATCACAGTTTCAACAACTTCTTGTTCGTTGTCGACAGGGGCTTCTTCTTCTCCAAAAAACTCAGGAAACTTACTTCGCATACGCTTGTCAACTTCCTGATAATACTGGTCAGTAGTGGGATAGATACCCTCATTTTGTATAAGAGTTTCATGTAACCCATAAGCATAACCAGTCATGTCTTTATGTTCGTTACTTCCAAACCAAGTATTTTTTTGCAACCATTCCACTGCTTTTGGGTCAGGTGGATTATGCTGCGGTTGTACTTGTTGTGGTTGTTGTTGTGCAACATTTTGTTGTTGTTGCAATAATTGTTGTTGTGCTTCTGTTTGCTTTTGATAGTAGTTTAATTTTTCGTTAGCACTTTTTGCATCTACTTGTGCAGATAATATTCTTTCATTAGCAGCTAACATTTTATCTGTATCACCAGCTTCATAAGCTTCTTTAAATTCAGCTTTACCTTGCTCTAGTTCTGCAGCAGCTTTAGCTGATATTTGTCCAAGTAAAGCTTCTTCTCCTTTATTAATTAAAGCAGATAATCTTTTATTTTCATCTTGGATTTTTTGAGCATAACCAACTGCTTCATCTCTTAATTTTTCTGAAGCTTCTTTTGCTCTTCTTTCTTCGTGATAATCGTATTTAATCTTATCAATTCTTTTTTGTACTTTTTCACTAATACCATCTATTTCTTCTTCAACTGCATTAGTTTTAGTTTCAACTTTTGGTGGTCGCCTATCTTCTTTAGGTCTATCATCAATAACTTCTACTTGAAGTTCATCAGTAGTTTCTTCTTTAGGCTCTTTTTCAAAGGTGGTTTTAACACCAAAGAACTTTTCTTCTTTAGAATGTTGCGGTATTTCTTCCGTAACTTCTTGATTTGCTGTAGTATTTTCACTCATATTAAATTACCTTTACTATACCTCTAGGGTCTTCGACAACAGCTTCTACACTGTCATCATTAATTAAACGAAATTCTTTTCCATGTACTTTAAATCTAGTACCTGAATAAGAACGCATAATAATCCACTCGCCCTCTTTACAATAAGGACCATTTGGAAATCTCTTTTCATCTTTATAGCAGTCTTCTCCCATAGCTAGAATAAAACCACAGATAGAACCCACCTCTTCAACTTGCATTGTTTGAGATGCTTTTATTATTCCGCCTTTGGTTTGTTCTTCAGGCTCTGGTAGAGCTATTAAGATTTTATAACCTTTTGGTATTGGTAATTGTTTTGCTGTTCTTTCTTCAACTTGTTCAGTTTCAGTAACAGCCTTTGCAGGTTTAGTCATTTTTTTCTCCTTGCACTAGATTAAGGTCTAGGTCCTTGCGTCATTGTTGACGATTTGCTATTTCCTGTAGGTCGAGTATATCTCTTTCTACTATAGCGAGTCCAGCAATTACACCTGTTAAATGTCTGTACTCTTCAAAATTTTTGCAGCCACCTCCTGAAAGATGGTCAGCGTGTTCGTTCATATGTTCTCTAATTTTTTTTCTTAAAGCATCTATGAAATTTGTATCTGCTGCACTCATTTATCCTCTTTATCAAGTAAAGTTTCTGCAATATCTTTGCCTATCTTAGCACCTTCTATTTGTTCTTTGCTAGATATTTTTGCATTTTCTGATGCAGCTTCAAATCCTATTTTTGCACCAGCTATTCTTTCTTGTGATGCTATTCTTTCTTTTTCTATCTCTTGTGTAGCTTTTGCTTTCTGTAAATCAAGGGCTATTCTTTCTGCATCAGCTTTCATTTTTCTTTGTACTTCAGCTTCTCTAATAGCTAGTTCTTTTTCTCTTTGTTGTATTACAGGGTCTTCAAGCTTTTCATTTATCTCTTCTGCTCTTTCTTCTGCTCTACTAGAAGCTAATACTCTTTCAGCAGCTTCAGATACAAGTTCTGATAAGCGTAGTTCAATATCCTCTGGTAATGGCTCATCAGGTGGTGGTAATGGAGCACCCAGTTGTTTTTCAATTTCTTTACGATATTGAAACGCAATATGTTCTGTAATATGTTCTGTAAATGCACCTAATATCCTAGAAGCATTAGGACTTTGCCCTACCATTTCTCTAATTTTAGGGTCTTCCATAGTAGCCATGTGTACCTTAATGTGTGCTTCATGGTCTTGATACATAAATGCTTTGACTGGTTTACCATTAAGCATATTCATATTTTCTGATACAGGGTCTGTTGGTGCTATCTCTGTTTCTAATGGAACAATCTTATCTGCATCTTGTATGCCCAGTACATCTAACATTTGTCTATGTAACTCTTGCATATTATACATTTCAGGAGCTTGTGTAGATAACTGTAAAGCTGCTTGATACTGCATAATTTTTTGTGCTTTTGTAGATGCGTTAGGGTCTGAAACAGGCACTACATCTACTCTGCCATCAAAATCTTCTTTTAATAATTCTTTGCCTTTAACTTGATACGGATATTCTGTAGGTCCAAAGTCAAATATTATTTTAGATAATATTCTTAACTCATGTTTCATAGAGTTATGTATTCTTGATTGCACTGAACCAATAACCTTTAAAGACCTTTCTAATAAAGCTAGTGTTGTACCTACAGGGGCTTGGCTACTCATATCAGATACTTTTAAATCAGCTAATGAAGCAAATCTTCTACCTTCTTCTACTATGTTTTGTAACAAAGTATATAGTGTTGATGAAGGTTCTTTATAAGGCAAGAATGTAATATTGTCTTTGATTGCACCTCCGGGTACATCTACATCTCTAAACTCACCCGGCATAATAGGAGTATCATCTCCTTTTATTCTTAACCCTCTTGATTTAAGACCACCCGGCAAATTAGATAATGTACCAGCATCAACTAACTGTCTTAATAAACTTGTAGCAGATTTAGCAATACCACCTATCAAATGTATTAAACCAAACCCATAAAAACCTAATCCGGGTAAATATTGGTAGTGAACATAGTGTTCTCTTTTCTTTTTCATAGGGTCATCTACTAAATAATTCCTACGAATGGCTAATATTACACCTGATTGTAAATCTAATGTAACTACATAAGGCAAGGCTATACCTGTTGGTTTGCCATCTTTTCTATCCTCAAAGCCTTTTATATCTAACTCTACTTGCATTTCAAGGATAGTATGTCTTTGGTCATTCTCGTAACTTTTACTATATCCAGTTATTTCATTGTATTTAGACTGAATATTGCTTAGTTCATCAGTAGGTGTTTGTAGTTCAACATCTCTGTAAAACCCTATAACTTGTAGCTTTCTAATATCATTAGTAGCTTTTTTCATTACATGAGTAGCTCTTTCACAAGTACTTAAATCAGATGCACCATAGCTAACTACAAAATCTTCAGCTGGTACAAACATACTAGCTGGTCTTCCTAAACTTGGGTCAAAATATATTTTTCTAAATGCAGAACCCGCTAGTGGTAGATTAAATAATAGTTTTTCTGTTTCTGTTCTGTACTCACTCATCTTTTCTGTGAGCAAATAATTTAAGTAATCTTTAACTCTTTCTGCTTGTTTTTGTTTTTCTGCATCTATTTCGCCAACAATCTTTGTATCTACTGGACCTTTGGCTGGAAATATTTCAGCTACACATTCAGCTTGAAAACGCACTACAGATTCAGTTAATAAAGGGTGAAACACACCACAAGCACCCTGCCAAGGCAAGGTTCTTTCTTCAATTTTTAAACCTAGCTGGTCTAATCCTTTAGTATATGTATCTTCCCAGTCTTTTCGTGATTCTTTATCTGCATTAAAATAACTTACAAGTTCACTAGATAATAGCTGAAGTTCAGCTTCTTCCATAAACTCTGCAATATTGTCATCAAAGTTTGGTGTTCCTAGTTCTGCACCATCTTCAAAATCTATAATTAAACCACCATCTTCTGTTGCTATTGCAACTTCGTCAGGGTTAGTAACTAAAACTTCTACAGGAGAATCTTTAAATTTTTTTTCTGGGGTCTGTAATCGTTTTTCTGCCATTTAATCTCCTAATAATAATTGGCTTCTCTAGGTGGTAAATCTTCATCTTCTTCATCAGAATATAAAGGTATAAAACCACCCTGTCTAAATCTTATTAAAGCTTGGGTTGATGAATCAACTAAATCATCATGGTCTCCAGAAGGAAAAGCAGCAAACTCTTCTATAACTTCTTCTGCATACTTTCTTTCAGGTGCCCATACAATACCAGATGCAAACAAATCAGCAACAGCATTTACTCTTGCTATCTTATCGTTACCACGACTAGGTGTATATTCTGATACTGGTATTCCCATTTGCCTTAATTCAAAGATTAAAGGCATACCTGCAGCTTTAGCTTCTACAATAAAAGCTTCTGGCTGCCAGTCTTTATACATTTCAAAAGCTTTCTTTTTAAGTTCTGGAAACTCTAATCGTTCTTTGTACGCATCTAACAGTATTAAGTTAGGTTGTGTTACACCAGTATCGTCTGGTTGATAAAAAACACCCCATGTCGTACACGCAGAGTAGTCAGAACGCTGTGTTTTTAAGAAAGCTGTATCCCAAGATTGAATAATAAAGTCGCATTGTGGGGGATTCTCATGCTCCCACACACGCCACCAATCTCGTTTTATTATTGCAGACTCTTCTGCAGTAGGATTTTGTTGGTATTGTGCAGACCATTTAGATAAAGGTAGTTCTGCTCGTAGCTTTTCTAACTCTTTTATGTCCCAAAATTCTTGCCACAGACTTTTACCTGATGGCAGTATTGCAGGAAACTCTATAACTTTCCACTCATCAGCACCATCTCGTTGTGCTGCAGACTTTAG